GCCCCGGGCCCCCGATGACATCGGCTAGGACTTTGGTTAGTCCACCACCTCCTGATCCACCACTTTTACAGAGTGATACTTCACCTGTATAGTTATAAGATTTAGAAGATTGTTCTACAAGAACACCATTCTTAAACTCATAATTTACTTCTGTATAGACTTTCATATTAACCTTTTATTAAATGGTTATAGTTTCTTTCTTAACAAAATACAATCTTCTTCATATTCTTTCAACACTTTTTTCCATCCTCTTCTTGCATACATATCCATGTAGGCACATCCTTGGGCTTTTGCCCAATCTTCGAGCATTACTAAACCTTCATCAACCCATTCAAACATACTTTCACCAGCAATTGTTACAACCCGGCACATTTTATGTCTTGGATAGTGTACATATTCAACTGTCATTGCGGCAACAATTGAAACAGAATCAGGTTTTGTTACAATCCATAATATATAATGTCCAGTCTTTAAGTATGCTAATATATCTTCTTCATTAAGTACATCATCATTTGTTTTTGCAATCAATTCTTTTACATCATTCCAGACAGTATTGATTTCATGTTTTTCTACAATATAAGAATCAAGCGTAGAGCCTGTCTGACGAATCATAGTAATCGTATGTACTAATTGCTTTCCTTGGTCTTTTCTTAGGACGACCTGTAGTTGCAAACTTTAAAGATTGGGATGCATATCTTGTTGCACTCATTAAGTCATCATGTGCCTTTACGATCCTGCCTTCTTTCCTATGATACATCCTAAGTTCTTCAAACCACAACCCTAAATAATTGAATACCTTAAATCTTCCTGTCTGCATTCTCTGCAACATATCCATGATACCCGGTTCTAAAGAGATACCGCCATCTGGATTTTCAAAGTGTTTATGTGCCATATTGACACCTTGTTTACGATAGAGTTCTGCCAATGGTTTACCTGATCCCTTATCATGTTGTGATCCATCATGAGGCCATATCACAGGAACCCAGTCGCCTCTTTCTCTTATTGCCGCAGAATGAACAACAGGAGTTTCTGCCGATTTGCGATAGCAGTCATAAACATAAACTGTATCTGTATCCCTGTCCCATGCAATCCAGACTGCGGCGGTAGGATGATCCCATCCAAAATCTATTCCACATAAACGAGGCCAGTATTCAGGTAATGGAAACGGTTCAACTTTAAGATCATCCTCATCCAATGGGAACACGAGTCCAGAACCCAGAACAGGTATTCCTTTTGAACGCATGTCTCTTTCATGTGGAGGAAGTGCCGCTAATATTTCTTTCTTCACATCCTCATTCAAGTGTATTGCATCATCCCATGTTGCATGGTAAAGAGCCTGTGACTGTCCTATCTTTGTCATAAACTGAGTCACAACTTCAGTCATTCCGCTTTCAGGAGTAAAGGTCATAAATACTATACCGCCACTTTTAAGTGCGGCTCTGAGTGCTTGCGAGTATATATCCTGCGGAGGTTCCTCATCAAGCCATGTAACATCTACGGCTTTACCCATCCATTGCATCTTACCCTGTTCATAGGACTTGAAGATCAACTTGGAATTCCTGCCTGATATATGTTTTACATTCAGGCTTTGGAATGCATTTGGAACACCGGGCATTCTAAGCGGAGTACCTGAGATATATTGTTTCGGTATTGAACCCTTGCCGAATTCTGCTTCATCTCCGGGTTCACCAAGCATTTCTGCCTGTACTATATCCCTTGTATTTGCAGTTGTATTACCAGCCGCCCATGCAGTTATAGGTCTGAAGAACCTTGCACCCTGCCACCACTTCGGGTAACGTCCAGTTAAGTGGAATGCCATCTCTGATGCACCGCAGAATGTCTTGCCAGTTTTGTTTGCGGCCATCAGGAGTCTCTGCCTAGCAAGGCGGCCCGACATATCCTTGGCATCATGAAAACGCTTCTGGTATGCATACGGTTCATATTCCAACAGTCTATTGGTTTCATAGAGATCAGTTATCTTCTCTGCAATCTCAATTGCCTTTTCTGCTTTACTGCTCATATTGGTGCATTATATCGTGATTGTTTTTTTCTGGCATAAGGAGGTAATATATAATTCAATGATTCCATTGTAGTAGGTTTTCTACCTAACTCTTTTTCTGCTTCTTTCCTTGCCCTAATAGGAGTTAGTAAGGTTGAGAATAAACCAAATGATTTTAAAGAAAAATTACCACCTCTTGAAGTAAGTTTATATCTTACTTTACCATGCTTGGCTTTGCCTCCAAATGCTCCTTCTTTTACTTTTGCTACAGTTTTAGCTATTTTTTGTGCTTTGGTTTCTTTTGGCATATCAACATCAGACATATGTTTAAATGTTTTAGATTGTCTATCCCACTTAAATGGATCAGATTGCCTTGTCAATAATGTTTTGCCTGTAATTTGTGGTTTGCCTTGTTTCTTTAGTTTCTTATTTTGTCTCTTAATAGCTTTAAAAGTAGATTTTTGTTTATCAATATCTTCAATATCTTTTTTAAATTCAACCTCTTGCTGTTCAGCCCAATTTTTCTGATGTCTATCCCAACCTTTGTTTTGTTTTCTTTCTTTATCTTTTGTCCAAGAAGTATCATCTTTTGCTTCACCTTCAAAGTCTAGGGATTCACTAACATTTTGAGGTTCTTCAAGACCTTTACCAAATTGTGTTAAGGATGATGAACCATAAGCATCAGGGCCAGATTTCTTAATAGCAAGTTGTATATTTTGTTGTTTAGTTCCTGTCAGGATAGTTTTACTTGCTGGCTTAAATTTCTTTTTCTGCTCTGCTGAAATCCCATCACTTATTGTACCTTGATCATATGCATCTTCAAATTTTTCAATGTAACGTCTTTCTACAATATCCGAAGAGTCTGCAATTTTAACTCTTATTGCTTTACCCTTTTTATTAATTAGTCTAGTCTTTGGTCTTGGGTCTGCTTGAGCATCTGCAATATCATCAACTTCATAGCGTAATTTATGACCTTCTGGTAATTTAGTACCTTCTTCTATTTCAAGAAATTGGGTTACTTCATATGAAGGTTTGTTTAGGCGTCTTTTAAGGTCTTCATTATATTCTCTTAAATAACCTAGACCAGCTTCACGTTCTTTTGAACCGACAGGATAATCGCTTATCTCATCCATTACGGCTGAAATAGGTTTATATGCCTGTGTATTTTTACTAAACTTATTAAATTTCGTAGAACGCCAACCTCCTTTTTTCTTAATCTCACCTAATCTTGCCCGCCATTTATCTCTTAATCCTTGATCTGGAGCAACAGCACTTAACTTACCTTTCTGAGAATAAGATACCCTGAATATTTTTCCTTCATCTACTCCTTTTTGTATTGCAATGGCTCTATTCTTAAAACCTTCTTTCTTTGATGGATCAGGATTATAATCTTTATGAGATATTGGTCTGTCCTCCAATGTTGGAAGATTGTATTTCTTGGCTACCCTTGCTACAAAAGCAGATGTCTTATTACTAGGATTATAGTCATGGGCTATTTGTGCAGAACCATATTTAGTTTCAAAGTTCCTAAAGTTCCTGACTAATTGCTTTTCGTGGGCTTCTGTAAAATTAAAGTTTTTTGCACCTGAAACGAGGAAGGTCTTCTTACCACCTTTAGGCAGTGTAGTTACAGGCTGTTTAGGGGCATCAGGGGTAAGATCAAGGTTAAGATTGACTTTGGATGGGTCTAGCTTTACCGCAGACTTCTTCTTTGAAAGGCGACCATATCCTTTTACCAGATTAACCATTGTGAATATATTTGTAGCCATTATGCCTCCGTTAGTTGCGGTCCTGATATTATTCTTCTACTTTTGAATGCCCCAACAAGCATCTTTGCTCCGTCTTTTCCAACCAAAGCAACCAGTTGTGCATTAAGTTCTTCTATTGTACGTCCTGTATCCATTTCATTTAATATCTTATGTCCTCCCCTGTCAAGCATTTCTTTGGCTGCATTGAGACGTACAGTATCACTTCCGCTTGTGTCCATCAAATGCTCAATGACACCTAATGCCTTTGGACCGCCTTCCTTCAGACGTGCATAGAACTTCTTGTCAACCTCTTCCCTGTTCTGTTCAAGAAGCTCCCTGCCTTTCAGTTTAACCTTGTAGGCATTCTTATCCTTGAACCCTGCCTCCCTCATTGATATCAGGTAATCACCTGTCTCAATAAAAGAATCAATAAACTTTGCTGTGTTGAGAGTCATTTTAATAATTCGATGCCTTTTGTCTTTCCAGTTCTGCTGGTTAGTATCGATTTACCTGTAGCTAACTTGTCCCACCAGCCATTGTCATTAACATAAGACGTGCGCTTCTTAGACGGACGACCTACCTGACTTCCGTATGTTCCTTCTCCTTGGGGCATATTATCTCCTGTAATTAAT